TAAATTAGAACAAACGTTATATGTGTTTGAACAATCAATCAAACCAAGACCATACTTATCAAAGTTATGTTCATAGTCATCATATTTTTCAAATACTTTTCTCTCTAACTTATCTTTGGGTGTTAGGTTTGTTGATGTATCAAATGATTTTAATTTAAGAAAGTTATCAACCATTCTTTCTCTAGTATAGTTCTTAAATGGAAATGGTGGTCTTTCTGTGGCAATATATTCTGCCAAGTCTAATCTAAATTGTTCTTTACCTATCTGTTCAGTCACAGATTCAAACTGTGTTCGATTCATTATAGGTAATCGTTCTTGGTTAAGATATGGTGTAAAATCAAACATTATGAAAAGAAACTTTCTATTGTATTCATACCACTGGCATCTACTTTCCAATTAATCGCATCAAGTATAAATCTCAATGGTTCAAAGAATGACTTTTGAAACTGAGTTTCATAATCAATCAAAGCATGAAAGTTAAACTGTGGTGGTAATTTAGTCATAAACGATATTACGTTTGTTTGATATGCATTAGGTTTTCTTAATAGAACATATTTGATCTTATCACCTTCATTGACGTAAGTAAATCTTGTGTGTAGTTTCTTTTCTTTAATAAGATGATTATAAATTAATGCACCTTTCACATGCATTGGTGTGGACTTTCTATAGATAGAATTACTGTCTGCATACTTTTTAAGACCTTTGACTGATCTTGGAAATGCAATCTGTTCTGGTGATAGATGTTCGAACTCTATTCTAAAATCATTTACAAATGTTCTTAATTCACTTTCTGATTGTGTCATAATGATATTCAATGCTTCTTTAATCTTGGCACGACAAACCATTGGTGTAGATGATTTAACTGCTTCGATACCCATCATTTTTAATTGTGGTTCTGCATATTGAACACCTTCAGAATTATGAACATTCAGAATATATCTTTTCTTGGCAGTCCAGATACCTTTGTCTGCAATAACTTCTCTTGCCATTTGCATCTTTTGTTCATATGCATTCATATAATCTGCCAGTTCAGCATAACACTTATCAATATATGGTTCAATCTTTTCTTCACAGAATTTATCTAATGCCTTGACCACTTTTGTTTTATCTAAATTAGAACCAATCTTTTTTACAAGACCAGACATATTGATATAGATTGAATCTGTATCTGATGCAATAATATAATCTTTCTTTTCTGTTTTGATTAGTTTATTTAAATACTCATTCATCTTTTTTTCTATCCAACGAATAGATAATTGACCAGACGTTGTGATTGCTTCTGCCATTCGATGATCATAATGTCTAAAGTATTGATTACCTATCGCACCATAGGCACTGTTTAGAGATATCTTTTTTGAAAACTGAATAATATGATACTTGGCAATATCATCTAATAATTTTTTGTTCTTTGTCTTTTGATATTCTTGTTGTGCTTGTATCATCATCTTTTTATATTTTACACGATCATTATATTCTTTTTGAATAATCTCTGGTAGAAAACCTTGTTTATCTGTTTTATACATTGTGCCGTTTGCGGCAACTGTGACATTTTTATCTTTAAGTTTTGTAAGATTATATTTTCTATCTAATAGTTTATCAATATCTAAATCATTTTTTGCATTAACAATTGTTTCTGGTGAAATATTATATTGCATAATCAAATGTGGATATAGAGAGTTCAAGTCAAAAGATACAACCCATTCATGTAAACCAACTTGTGGGTCTTTCACATATGCACCAACAAGTTCTTGTGAATCACTTTCTCTTTTCAAAGGCACACAGATATTTTTCTTTCGAAGATAGTTATAGATCAAACAATCCCAAGTTCGAACTTGTGAATAGATGTCTTCATAATTTACTTTGGCATTATATGCCATTGTGATACACAGTTCGATCAATTTAAGTTTTTGTTCTAATCGATCAACAAGTTCAACGTCTTGTATATTATATTCTACAAAAGATTGAAAATCTTTAGTATACCAATCTTTAAATGTTTCATAAGGATTATCATCTTTCTTTTCACCAAGTTCTACAAATGCGATATGATCAAGTTTAAAACTCTCATGGTTTTTCACTGTGAGTTTCTTATATAAGTCCATATAATCTAGTTGCGATACGCCAAGAATACTATAACGAGAATGAGTTCTACCCATGACAGTAATATCGTCACTACGAACAATACCCCATGGTGATAGTTTTCTTACATCTCTCTCACTCATTGTATTGATAATACGATTACAAAGATATGCCATATCAAAGAGTTTACTATTCCAACCTGTGATAATGTCTGGTGTGTTTTGTTGCCAGAAAGATAAGAAGTCTGATAACATATGTTTCTCAGATGTGCATGGAATATATTCTACGTTCGATTGTTTTACAACAAATTCATTTGTACCCCAAACAATTATTTTACCATTGTTATGATTTTTAATTGTGATACAAAGAACTTCTTCGTCTGCATCACCAGGATCTGGAAAACCTTTCTCACACGCAACCTCAATATCGATTGTAAATATTTTAATCTTTTTTAAATCATAGTCAATATCGCCAGGATAGTAATCAGAAATATATTGATAATTAAATCTTTCCATACCATAGGCAAAACCATCATGTCCTTCATATCTTTGTATGAACTCTTTCGCATCTTTGATTGATTTAAACTTTTTAGGTATTAGATATTTGCCATCTAATGATGTATATTTTGTTTTGTCTTTATATTGATGATACATGGTAGGTTGAAAATATACTTTATCTTCAAAACTTTTACCACCTTGTATACCTCTTACAAGTATTTCATTACCATATTGTATTGCGTTTGTATAAAAATCGTTCAAGGTATTTTTACTTCAAGTCCATCATGTTCATTGTATAAAATAAGTTGACAAGATAATCTACTATGCTTGTCGTCATAGTTATCTACATAATCTAAAATTGCCTGTTCAATATCATTCTCATCTTTTGGTGTGACTTTATCTATCCAGTTTTCATCAACATGAACATGGCAAGTACCGCAAACAGAACCACCACCACATACTGCATCGATACCTTCAATGTATTCGTTCTTAGAATGAAACCTTGCTGCTTCCATAACAGTAGTATTCTCTGGCACTTCTACTGTTTCGATGACGTTATTATCTTTATCTTTGAAAGTCACTTTGGGCATAATTAATATTTTATTATATCACAGATTGACTGAAAAGTCAAGTATTATTTACCACCAACGGTGTCTGTTTCGTCTTCTTTATCACGGTAATCAGATAGAACAAATGTTCTATTTGGACTAACTGATACTCTAAATCTTGTCAATAAATCTCTATTCACAAGAACTGTACTTCTAGAATCTTTGAGTTCTAAACCAAAAGGCACATCTTTATATATTTCGCCATTAAATGTGACTTCTAGTAATACAATTGGTCTAGTGCCCTTTTCACTCACATGAACCGGGTGTGACATACCAACAATATTATTTGTAAACTTTTTACCTCGATACGACCATACTGCTTGATTCTTTTTAATTTCTAATGTATCAACATTTAACATTGTTGCTCGTGTGCCATTACCTGTATCAAACTTGGCACGAAGTGGACCAATACCTTTGATATCGATTGTTTCTAAATAACCACATTCTCTTAATGAAACCACATCCCAGTTTTCTTTGTTCGTAAAATATTTTACATATCGTCTAACCATTTCTTCACCATCAACTTTACCATCATTTTTTGATGAATAGTTTTGATACATATAACCCTCATAGTCTGCACCAGAACCAGGTGAACCATTAACTTCTAATATCATTGGTTTACCATTTACGATAACATGATCAACACCAACTAATTCAGTTGCACATGCTCGTGCTGTTTTGATAATAATATCTTTTTCATCTTGTGATAAAATATATGGTTTACCTTTTTTATCTGTTCGGTGCATATTTGATCTAAACTCACCAGAAACTTTTTCTCTTTTTGTTGATGCGATGATACGATCACCCATAACAATTGTTCTTACATCGAAATCAATATCAACGTATTCTTGTATTAATAATTCTGCATTAAACTTCCACAATGCCTGAATTGTTGAAACCATCGTATCATAATCTGGTGCCTTAGTCACACCAATACCTTGAGTACCAGTCATTGTTTTAATGATAACAGGAAACTTACCACCTATTTGTTCGTGTGCTTTAGGTATAGAATATTCATTGGCACAATATGCCGTTCTTGGTGTTGGAATACCAGACTTTTCAAACATCAT